TTATTTTATAACTGCTCCGCCAACTGCTAACAAGGCAAGTACGGCGTACATATCCCGTTGTCGTTTGATAACCGTTTTTTTGTGTTCTTCCCGTTTAATTAGTTCGGTCAATGTCTGCAATGACACCGCTTGCCTTTTTAAGAGATTGTCGGCTTGTGCTAATGATTCGTTGGCACTCTGCAATGTCCGCATGGTCTTGGTCATTTCCCTCTTGGAGTTGTCCAGTTGTTTGTTTAGCTGTTGCAATTGCTTGCTCCGCTCTTGCTGTCGATTCTGTTGCCTGTTTAAGTTGTTCTCTAGCGTATCTAATGTCTTGTCTTGCTCCTGTATTGTCTGCTTTAATGTCTGATATTGTTCGGCTGATAGAGTAATCGTCTTTTCCCCCTGTGCAAAGACAGAAGGCGACAAACATACCAATCCCAACGCAAACAACATAAGGATAGATTTTTTTACCCGTTGTTCTGATTTTTTCATACATCATCTTTCCCCCTTTAACATCTGCAATGCTTCAGCACATTCGTCTTTAAATCGCCTTTCCAGTCCGACCCGAACAGCTTCCGCCCGTATCCATGCTTTACTTACTTTGTAGATAGCGACAATCAAATCATAGTCGAACCGCTTATCATCGACATAGGTAACATTCGGATACCCGTTATAGTTACTGCCGTTATACATACACTTACAAGCCTCTTGCCACATCTTGACCATTCGTCCTGTTCCGTATTGGACGGCTCGGCTCCATAAAACGTTTCTCATGGCGTTACTGTGTTTGTCTATATGGTATCCGTTTTGAGATAAACACCTAACGGCTACATCATAGTATTTTTCCTTAATGTATGCCCACTGTGCCGTCGCAAATTCCCTCGGGTCTACTGTTGCACACTCTTTCCATGCTTGGTCAAAATTACCGCTTTTTTGGAGTGTGATTCCAATCCACGGATACTCTCTCACTACCCAACGACAAAAATCCTGTAGACTGCCCGCCTTGCTTGACAGTTGATAGCAACCGTAACTCTTTCCGCCCGGGTCGCCTTTCCCGTTGCTGATAAGTCCCGGTTTCCCGTTGCTTTCATACTTTGCACTTAAATCTCCTAACATCGCATACTCCTTATCTTAAAACCGCCATAATACAACACGCTACAATAACCGCAAGTATCGCATTAAAACATTTATCCATCGTTATCTCCTTTATAGAATAATTTTTCTCCTGCTGATGTAGGAATCCCAATTTCATCAAACAGACATGAAACATCAATATTTGTTTTGTATCCACTGCCGAAAACTTTTCTACCTTTCCCCGACGCTGTATATAGCGTGGGTACTCTTTCTCCCTCGGTGATTTTTATATCTATATCATGACGGGCTAGAGAATTTAACTTTGCTCCGGTCATGAAGTTGCCCGGATACGTGTATTTCCGTTTTGGGTTATTAATCATTCGTTTGGTTGCATAGTACTGTTGTATCCGCCTTTTTAATTTTCTCGATGTTTCAATCAATGCCCCTTTTGACGATACAAATCCGGTATTCACATTAGCACCATTTTCATAAGTGATTCTGCAATCCGCCGCAATGTGGCAAGGCGTGTTGAGATTAAAGAAGGTCAACACCGGGGCAAACAGGAAATAATCAATCCCCTTTTCGTTGTACCAATTAACGATTTTAGACAATATCGAAAACGGCGGATTATCAATGACTACACAATTAGTCGGGTATTTAAAGTTTTCAAAATCTCCACCCGGATAAAACGGTCGCACCACCGGTCGCCCTTGCCATCCGTTCTTTTCCACTGCATACTCCATTATGATTTCATAAATATCCGGTGGCGTGTAACAGTCGTCCGTTGTCTTTTTCGGTTTAAATTTCTCAACAAATTCTTCGTATGTTTCGTTCTTCATAGTTTCCCCCCTTATACAGTCGGCGGATTGCCGTCATCGCTGTTATACTTACTGTCCGTGTGGTACTTCGCCCATGCGGCGGTCGCAAGTGCCGCTACACTTCCTAGCCCCGTTCCAATAGCGGCTACCCCGCTCCAGCAGCTTTCCAATTCAAAGGACGTATGGTATATAGCGTTCGTCCAGTATCCAATAAGCCATGACAGCAAGACCAACAATAGGAACATTAGCATACACGTGACCATGATAATGACCAGTGCAAGCCAATGACTTTCCGCCCACTGTCCAAACTGCTGTACTTTATCCCTCATGGTTTAACTCCTTTTTCAAGTCGTCAATTCGCTTATGTGCGGAATTGGTACTGGATTCAATCTTGGCGATACGTACGGACAACTCCTGTCGCTTGTCGTCCATATCCCGTATTTGCACTTTTAATTCTTTCACTGCGTCTTGTAGTGCCTGTATAGCCATGTATAGGGGGTTAAGTACGGCGTATCTGAAGACTACCCCCAACACACCGCTGACTACACATGCCGTACTGATGATTTCTAAAATGTTCATATGCTCACCCACTGTCCATCTTTATATTTTTGTGTCTTACCTGCGGTATAAATATTGCAAACTATATCATAGTTGTTAAAATTATCTACTATGTTATCAATATTTTTACAATTTATATTAATAATTAATTCATTTAAATCTTGACAATAAGCAAACGCGTTATACCCTATAGTGGTACAACTCGGTAGGGATACGCTAGTCAAGTTATTACACGCATAAAACGCGTTTTCCCCTACAGTGGTACAATTCGGTAGGGTTATGCTAGCTATGCTATTACACTCGGCAAACACATATTTCCCTATAGTGGTACAACTCGGTAGGGATACCATCATCAAAAAAAAATGGTCTTTTTGATATGGACGGGTATTAAAATTAAAATCATCTATTTTTTTTACGCTTGGCGGAAAAAGTAAAATCACCTTTTTCGTGAGATGGTATTTTTCAAACATGTCATTTGTGACAACTTCCGTTCCGTCCGGGACGCAATAGTCATCGACGGTTGTACCGCTTGGGGATACGCTTGGAATGTCGCTCTTTTTGGCATATGCTGACATATCGGGCATATCGCTTTTCTTGGCGTATGCGTTTAGTTCTGTCTTTTGTACATAATTACTTAACGACGGTATAGCCGTGGTCTTGGCGTATATTGACATATCGGGCATGTCGCTCTTTTTGGCGTAAATGTTGCCAATGTTATTCAGTATTGATTTATTGTTTGATACGTCCGAACGCAAAATACTTGCCGTATTATTTAAGTTATTAATTTGTTGATTTACGGTGTTTAATGAGTTCTGTGTAGCGGATATGTTTTCAGTAACGGTGGTTATTTGTTCTTTAGTGGCGTATCCGCTTAAATCAATTTGACTGGGGACGTCCGTTTTCCTTGCATAGTCCTTGAGTATCTCGTCAAAGTTGTTTTTACTGGTGGCAATTTTATCGGTCACGGCTGACTGATAAGCGTTTAATTTTGTTTCAAAACTTTGGTTTACGCCGTCTACCGCTTTTTGTGTTGCCGTATCTACATAGGACATAGGGGCATACAAGGACAAGTCAATAGCCACGTTGCCATTACTGTCGGGCATTTTACTATTGACACTTTTTACCCAGTTCCCCTCGGCGTTGTGTTTAGTCTGCTCTGCGTACTTTTTAGCGGATACCATTGCATTGTGTGCCTGTTCCGTGTAGTCCTTAACTTGCAAGGAATTAAGGTGGATGGTTTTAATTTCTGCGGACTGTTGCCGTACCGTATCGGTTAAATGTGTAATTTCCGCTTTATCGTTCAAAATGCCACTCTGTACGTTTTTTACGTCGGTTTCTATAGATTGTATCGACTGCAAGTTATTGGCGACGGTATCGGCGTTATTTTGAGTGGCGGATTTTAGCCCGGTCATCTTATCCAGCAATTCATTCCCCGTTTGGGATATTATGCCAACATTGGTATCTTTTGTTTGATTGATGACTTCCACGGCTTTATTTTTAGCCGTTTCAATGGCTCCTGTAAATTCTTGTTTATTGATACCGAAAGCATTTAAATGCGTCTGTGCATTATTGTTTAATTCCGCTATCAACTGCGTTTGCGTATCCGTTAGAATCTTTTTTTCTTGCAGTGCCGTATCGGCTAACGTCTGTACGCTTTCATTGCATTTGTCTGCTACTTTCTTTACATAACCGCCTGTGATATCCGTTATATTATTCTCATGGTTCTGTATAAATTCTTTAGTTGTACTTACGATATTATTAATCGTTTGTACCGTATCGGTAGTGTTGGCGGATAATGTTTTGAGTGTCGCATAATCTTTCTCATACTCGGCATTAACATTTTGTACACATTTTTTCCCCAACTCATTCAATGTATTGTAATTTTCGGTGTATGTATTATTAAGCTGTGATACTAAATTCGTTTTTTATTTTGCAATTCGTCAAGGTGTTGGAGTGTGACCCCGTTCAAGTTGTATTTGCATTGGTCATAGAACCTTTGTGTTTCTTCCTGTTTAGTATCCTTTAAACGGGATATTTCCCCCGTTGCGGTATTTCCGGCACTGATAACTTTTTGAACGGCGGTTTCCCCCGTTTGGTTTAGCGTATCAAGGTATGAGGTATATTCTCCCTCTGCTTTACGCATGTTATTCTCGATGTCGCTTTTTGCTTCGGAAAGTCTTGAATTGAACGCATTAATTGCCTGTAAACTTTCATTCTTTTCTTGCTGTACAGTGCTGATCATATTCGCCGCTTCCCGCTTGCCGTCGGCTACGATTGTTTTAATTTCCGTTTCTTTTTCTTTGCAATCTTCCGCCGCACGCTTGGACTGCAACGCCCAACTTTTGGAAGACTGCGTTTTATTTGTCGGGCTTTCCGTGTCCTGTTCCCCGTTCGGCGATTCGTCGCATTCCGCCCACCGTTTGGCAAGCTTCCGTTCCGTTGTGCAATCAAGCGTTGCTTTATCCATCTTGCGGATAATTTCGGCTTTCATGTTTGTTACGTCATTATCGACAATATCTACATGTCTTGCGTCGTTATGCGTATCCACCATCTGTTTGGATATTTCCTGTATCCACATGGTATGTTTCGTAAATTCCTTTTCTATCCCGTAAAAGGGGTATCCGTTCGGGACTGACAGAGAAGAAACAACCGGTGTTTGCCGACGCAACAAAATTTTTACATATTCGACCTTTTGACCATTTGTAGGATAAATAAATGTATTTGTGCTTCCGTCAAAGTAATAGTTTTCTTTAATCGGGGCTATATACCCCTCTTTGGTAACGCCGTACCCTTTTATGGAATCGGTGTCCTCGTACGGATACGGGAATATATATTTTCCCGTATCGCTGATTTCGTATTCGATGGAAAACCTCGTTTCACTTATCATTTATTTTTCTCCTTTCTTTTTTCGGCTCTTTGCCGTTCTTCCGCCGTTCTATACCGCTTGTCAAAGACGATAGATGTAAGTAATTCACGCATACTTCTGTCGGTATCGTACAGACTGAATCGCATTAAATCCCACAAGCCATCAGAAAGCGTATCGGGGAATTTAATATACGGATTAATCGCTCTTGACGTATTGCGTCCTATATCCGTGAGGTCTTTCCCGCTTTCGTACGCTCCTATTACCTTGTTTATATCGCCGAATGACCGTAAGCCCAAAAGGGTGGTAGAATCAAAATTTTTCATACCTTGTAAATAGTTCATGCCACTTTCGGCAAAATCTCTTACAAAGGGGATCCCCTGTGTTAAGTTTGCCACGAACCGCACTTTTAAACGGTTTGCAAATTCATTCATTGTATCTCCGGCAACTGCACTTCTATATACCGTTTCAAGTAACGTTGCTAACACTTGCCAATACAGGACAGCACTTATCATTGCCATGCGGTTTCCTTTTCGCCATTCGTATCCGGCATGAATTAGCGCATTTATTTGCGTGTTGGAGTAAGAGTAAAAAGCGGTTACTGCGGAAATGATACCTTTATTTCGGAGTACTTCCGGTTGGTCTTTTACCATTGCCGACCCCAGTACATTTCTAACTGCTTTATCCGCCTCATACACGGCTCTATCGTGAATGGTGTCTTTATCGTACGTTCCCTTTTCCATTAGTTCGTTTACTGTCTTGTCGTACTGATATTTCCACAACGGCAAAGAACACATCAAGTCTGTTTCCGACAAAAACCAATATCCCCAACGATTTATTGTATCCCGCATATGAATTGCCTTGCCTTGCATTTCCCCTACGCCCTGTCCTACATCAAGGCTTAATCCACGGACAAAATCACGGTCAATGGTATTGATACGTTCCCCCATGAACGGGGAATGCGTTTGAACAAATTCTCTGTTCTGTTTATACGTATCGGAAAAATACGGGAACCCGAACGAATGAAATGCCTTTAGTGTATTTAATGCTCCTATTTCGTGTATCATCGGGAAAACGTTGGTAGCATTAAGCATTGCCGTATTGGTTCTAAATGCCATGGTAACGAATGCTACATTTTTACGTTGGGATTCTAAAAATCTAGTAAACGCATTCATTTTAGCTATATCCGTACGCCAACAATCTCTTGACCACTTTAGCAGCATTCTGTAAGCGTCCACTCCTATTTCCTGTGAAATGCGTGCCCCCAATTCTTTATCGGATAAGATTTTATATACATCAGTAACCGCTTCTCTTGTGGTGATGTGATGAATAGATTCACGGATAGAATCCGCCCACAAATCAAGGCTTTTACGGACAATTTTCCCGTATACTTTATCAACACGATTTTTTGTGCCTTTCATGCCAATAGACATGGCACTGTAATTCATATTTAATTTTGCAATGTCGTCCATTTCTTGGTCTTTTACCGTCGCATTAAAACGGGAATCATAGGCTATCGGGTAATATCCGCCTTTCAGTTCATGCCCGTTGATAACATATGACATCGGTTTTACTCTCCCCATTCCGACGCCCGTCAACCGTTCTTGTACTTTATTTCTTGCTCCCCAGTATCCCTCAAGTTGTTTCCAAACAGAAGAAATAAATTCCACGTCTTTATCATTGAGAATTTTGGAAAATTCCTTTTCTACTTCGTCCGTTCCCATTTGTAATTCGTCGCTTATTCTTTGGCGTCCCGTGTCACTCCCCCAATGTAACGCCATTACCAGTATTTCTTCTTTGGTGTAATGCGTGTGCGTTCCCATGGAATATATTCTGTCATTCCGTATTTTTCGCCATTCATTGAATGTGTATGTTTTGCGGATACGTGAGAACTCTTTCATTGCTTTGGCGTTCATTTCCAACTCTTTGCGTCCTGCAACGTCCAACGGTTTATAAATATAATCAGTCCATAACTCACTGCCCATAGAACGTAACAAGGTTTCAGGTTTAACAATATCAAGCATAAAATCGTATGATTTATCCTTTATCTTGTCTTTAAACGTTTTATTCCGTTCCACTTGTTCTGCGTCATAGTCTTCCTTTAATTCGAATGTACCTATTAATCGACTAATAGCGTCTTGGATACTAACTTTTTTCCCGTTACGGTCAAAAATTGTATTTCCTTCGTATTCCCTTCCGCCCGTACGGTAAACAGCTTTCATAGCTTGATACATGCTTGTAAATTCGTCCAGTGTTAAATCTTTCTTGTAGTCAATTTGCTTGTCACCCTCAATAAACGCTCTTAATTCCGGTTCTATAACGTTATCAAGGTTCGGTGCCGTGTTCTGCTCCGTTCCCCATTCCGGGTCTAACGACTTGGCAATCGTTTTCCAGTCAAGCGGAATCTCTTCCCCGTTTTCATCTTTTAAAGGGTTACCCCCTTCGTTTGTAATTCCCAGTAAGTACGCCGCTTGTTGCAGAAAATATCTTGCGTTCGGTTCCATTCGTTTCGGGGCATTTTTTCTACTGATTTTCTTTACCATGCCTTTAATGCCGTAAATCTCATTACCGTTTTTATCAAGTACGCCCTTTTTACCTTGTAGCATGATACGGATATTTTCAAAGTTTTCAGTAGCGGTCTTCGCCATAGCAAAATAAAGCTTGGCATTTGCCAGCTCTCGAATAGCTCCAAACACATCACCACCGTTAAAGTATTTCGTGGCGTTTGCTACGGCTTGGTTGCCCTTGTTGTTATAGTTTCTCCATTTTTGGCTATTAGATACGGATACTGCATTCAACACTTCCCGTGCATGTTCCGTTACTTCTTTTACCGACATTTTTTCTGTCGTCAATGCGTTAAATATTTCCGCTTTAATTTCCGCCTTTGCTTTTCCGTATAGTTCGGTGTTAAACGTCTTTTTTTCGTCCAATTCTTTAATTATGGCTTTTATGGAGTTGTTTTTGCGGATAATCGTACCTATAACACCCTTATTATTGATTAATTCTTTAAATTGTGTTTCCATATCCGCCGTATCGTCTGCAAGCTTGGCAACGACTGAATACAATTCTTTGTCCAGTGTTTTTAATTGTTCATCTACTATTTGCAACTGTCCGCCACATTTAGTGAGTGCTTTCTCCGTTTCCTCTTGAATTTCTTCTTCCGTCATATGCTTTCCATTGACTTCTTTCGTGGCGAATTTTCTGCTTTCTTCCAACCGTTTATCCAGTCGCCCGTCCGTTTCGTCCAAAGATTTGTAAAATTCTTCCCAACTGTTAAAGCCTGTTTGCGGTAATAGCATGTCCAATATGCCCTTATCATGCGAATATTCATTTGCAAGGTTTTCAAGGCTATATCGTTTATCTTCGGCGCATAATTTTCTTTTGGTTTCTTCTACATACTGGTTTATTTCCTCTTGCTTTTCCTTCTCCGTAAGGTTTATTTCATCTTGTAGCATGTCTGCAAAAACCGTTTCTTTTGCCTTTGCTCTTATGTCCTCATTCAAGGCGGTAGCTTTCGGGTCTTGCGTTAATGTTGCTAATTCTTGAATACGTGTCGCCGTGTCAATTTCTTTATCGGTGGCAACCATCTTATCCATGAACCGTTCGACTTGTTCGGGGACTTCCGCTCCAATGTTTTTACTGTCTTTATAAATTCCCGTCAACCAATCTTTAAATTTACGGAAAATGTTTTTTAAAGAAATGGACGGTGCTTTTCCCTCTTTTAAATAGCGTTCAAAACCACGTGCGAATCGTTCCTGTTCCCAACGTTCCAACGCTTGCTTTTCCGCTTTCTTATCCCCGTTCTTGCGTGCCGTTTTAATATCTTTTTCGTATCCTTTAAACTCTTTTGCCCGTTCCCCTTGATACTCTTTTATTTTATCCGGGTCATAAGATAACCAATCCTGTAACTCGTTGTATTCGTTCTTGGTATCTTCATCAAGATTGGTAGCATGCTCCATAATGTTTTTATAGCCGGACAAAAAGGCATGTGCTGATTCATGGACAAAGGTACTTTCATCCGCTTTGTCAAACAAGTGAATGAAGCCGTCATAAAGCCCTTTTACATCTTTTCCCTTTTCCAATAATATGCCGTTTTTGTTGCTAAAATCTTTGGCGGTATAGTCAAGTTTGACCTTTTGACTTTTATTCATTACATGCGCCCATCTGTCCGCCATTTTTGCATACAAGTAAGCACTTTGGACGGCTGATTCTTTTATTTTCTTGTTGCCATGTCGGAGTTTATCCAGTGTAGCGTCAAACACTTCTTTTCCTTCGTCCGTCAAATGTTGTTTTAGTTCATAGTGGTTATCCTTGATGGAATCTAAGTATTCCCCGGCTTTTTTGGCAAGCCGTTCCCCTACGGGGTTGCCTTGAGATTCTTCCATTAAGACTGCATGCCCTTGTGTAAAGTCTTCTGAATTATTTTCTATTGCCCGACGTATAAATTCTTGTTCTTGCGGGGAAACGTCCGCAAAATGCTTGTTGATAATTTCATCACTTAAATTTACTCCCTTTGCCCGTTCCGACAATTCCTTAATAATTGCATTTCGCTGTTCTTCGTTCGCCTTTATTTGCGCTACTGTTTTCCCGTTCTCGTCCAGTGTGGTGGCGTTCATCAGTGTATCCACATCGAATTTATCGTCTATCTTCTGAGCGAATGCGCCTGTGTTTACTTCCAAATCTGTACCCGTTTCAATGGAGTGTTGTACTTCATCGGTAGTAACTACCCCTTTATGTATCAAGTCTTGTACGACTTTTGTCCCTTCTTCGCTCTTGAATAATTCTCTGGTATCAACGTGCATAGTATCCATACCGGTATTTTTTGCCTGTTCATGTACAACTTTTTGGAACACATCGGGATTGTTCTTTGCCAATTCGTTCGTTTTCTTGTTTTCAATCAACTCTTGAATAGCGTTTTTTTCGATTGCCCGTTTATACAGTTCACCGTTATCTCCGAATGTGGCATGTCCTAACGCCCGTAAATTAGCATAGTTTCCACGTGCATGAAAACCCGCTCCAATAACGCCCAACCCTACGGCGGACGGCACGGCATTAATCATTGCACTAACCGCATTGTGCATAACATCATAGGGGGTGTATTGGTTTCCCTGACCGTGAATGGAATACTCAATATTATCCGCCATATCATTGCTTACGGATTCCGCTCCCTCTTGTGCCGTTTGTGCTATAAAATTACGCCCGAATTGTGCGGCACTTTCCTTAGCAACCATAGCTAAAATGGCTTTGCGTCCTGCTCCTATAACCTTTTTCCGTGCCACTGCATTGTTAAATAATTTTGTTACGGCACTTGTTCCGAACACGCTTGCAATCGGTTTAACGGCAAAACAGAACAGCCCTGTATTAATTGCTCCGGAAATTGTTCCTATTGCGGTACTGTCGATTTGCATATTCTTTTGGCTATATAAAGGGTTGCCGTTTTTATCTTTTTTGTTATACATGCTCCAGTACCGATCCGCCGTTGCTTGGTCGGAAAAAGCTTTAAACAATCCCGTCTTGAATCCTATATTCGCTCCGGTTGTCGCCCCCGCCGCTAACGTTGCCAATGTCCCCGTTCCCAGTGTTTCAGGTGCCAACGCTAACGCAAACGGGGCAACGGTCGCCATTCCCAGACTTGCTCCTTGGATTGCCTGTCTGCTCGCTTTCATGGCTTGTAATCCGTACATAGTAAGCTGTTGTACCGTGTCATATACCGCCTGTCCTTCAAATGAATGCGGTCTTGCCATCTGATACTCTTGAGCCTTCTTATCCAACGATACAACACGATTGTAATTTTCCCTCGTGTTATTCTTCATGAGATCAAGTGTAGCGTCCGTTTTATTGATAGACGTTAATCCGGATAAAAAAGCATTTTCAAACAGTCTTCCCGTATTCTTTATACCGTCTTCCAGTTTAGCAAATATCCCTCTTGTATCTTTTACCGCTTGATGATTTTGCAATGCGATAGTTGCTCCTACGCTGTTTTGCTTACGATAGGTGGATAACTCCGGGTATTCGCTGTCTAATTCCGCTCCGCCGAATGTGATGGTAGGCGGTAAAAATTCCCATTTCTTGGCACTGTCATATTGTGTCTTCGCCTGTTGCATATAATCGGGATTATCCATTAAAAATTGCGGGGATACGCCCAATGACGGGGCATACGTGTTAGCCTGTGTCGGGTTAGTCCCGTTGCAGAATAAATTCCGATAAATTGCATTAGCCGTGTTCGGGTTATCCTGTGCATGTAAGTTTCCCCAAATTTGCGGGTTAGGATCATATATCGGTTGCGGTCTTACGTGAATTTGCCGTGTTTCCAGTGCCTGTGTGACGGCGTTATCCCTTGCCTGTTGCATTTGTTCTACATGTTTACCCATATTCGCTATTTTATTTTTATTATTAAAATAATCGTTCATGGTAGGCAATGTGCCGAAAATGGACGGCTTGTTATAGTTTGTAATATCAATCTTCATAGTATCCCCCTTTAGTGTCCAAAGAACCGTTTAAATCTTTCCCACATAGTTTGTTTATGCTGTTGCGGTTTATGTGTAACCGGAATAACTTCTCTGTGTCGTTCCACATTGATAAGGAATTGTTCCCCTCTCTTTATCTGGTCAATAGTGCCGTTATAGATGGTTAAATGATTACCGCCGGTTGTATACACATTGGAATATTTTGTACCGGGTATCGGGTCAACGGAATTAAAGCCGTCGGAGCGTAAATCGGTTTGCGTATACCCGTTTATGTCGGTAATGAGTGCCGACTGACAAAGTCCTTTTAACTCGTTGTATGTCGGCATGCGTCCGTATTTATTTTCAAAATCCAGTGACTTTTGGCGTGTGAGTTGTTCCGCTACGGGAATATTGAGTGCGTTCGGGTTTTTACCCATTTCCCGTGCTATTTTTTTTACATCAATTTTATACTCCGGTGCATACTCGTTTTCTCCTCTCAAGTATCTCCCCATAGTCTTGGCAAGGTCATTCTGTTGTGTCGGAGTGAGTGCCAGTCCGTGTTGCTTGCAGTAGCCGAATATCTCCGGAAGGCTTGAGAAATTATAGCCTATTTGCGACTTTAGAATGACCATATCGTCTTTATTTAACCGCCGTCCGCTAAAACCGCCGCCAAACGTTGCGCCCGTTCCCCGTCCTCTACGTCCACCGCCTGTTCCTGTTTCGTCACGTTCAACTTTCGGTGGTACGGAGTACATCCGCTCTACAGACAATAACCGTGAATATACCCTTGCATTTGTGCCGTATTTTTCCGTGATTGCATGGTATGTTTCGGGTGCAGTGATACCGTTTTTATGCAATCTGTCCATTTCCGTTGTCCCGGCTTCAAATAAATTATTATCTGATACATTTTGTGCGTATTCCTGTTGGCGTGCATAGTTATTCGCCATGCCGTATACTTGCTCTATTTCTTCGTCGTTCAATACGGTTTCAATTTTAGGGTGCGTTCCGTTTACGCTCCCCGCTCCCATATGGAGAATATGTGTAGGGGTTAATCCCGGGATATAGATACTGTCGCCATGAATTTTTCCGCCTTTGCCATTGTTAGCTGAAGACGAATTGCCATAAAAACCGCCTCTGCCGTCATAGACTACTACATGTGCATAATCACGGTTATTATTTTGATACACGATAAAATCGCCGACATTTAACTTATCGGGATTAAAACTTGTTTCTTTTACGTCGCATTGTTGCAGATACTTTGCCATTTCCCGAACGTTAAACAGCCCTTTTTTATATGCGTCTGCGGCTATCGGGTTTGCCCATGAAGACGCGGCGAGTGCCACTTCCGCACAACCGACACGCCCATTTTGGGGTATAGCGGACGTTTTATTAAATCCCTCAATCAAATTGCGTTCGTATCCCGTACCGCTGTTACCGCCCTCAAAATAGTTGTTTTTCGTGATGTAGTCATATGCGGCTTTAATCTTTTTCATGTATTGGGGGTCACCACCGCCATTGTACGCATATAACCCTTTTTGTATATCTCCGCCGTTTTGTTCTATCTTCTTTTTGAGTACATAGATACTTGCTTTTATGCCCATTTGCGGATCGGTTCTCCAGTTCGGGAACAATTCGTCAATTTTCATATATTTTGCCGTGCCGTCCGTGATTTGTCCGTATCCGCCATGACCTGCATTATAAATTGCGTCGGGGTTTCCACCGCCTGTTTCTACGGAAAACATCGCCCCTACCCACTGGGGATTTAATCCGTATTCCTTGGCATAATTCACGATGTAATTATGTATAGCGTTCCCCGTGTTTGCTCCACCGGCAAGAACGGTTCTTGTACTGTGGTCGATTATCCATTTTTTACGTTCTATCGGATTATCGGGGAAACGATTAAACGCTTCTTTCGCCAGTTGCGTTTTAAAATTCTCATGCTGTCTTGTAAGCAAGCCTTGCCGTATGTTTGCCATGTCTTGGATATTAATAAACGGTGCGGATGTGTCTAATAATTGCAGACCCGTGTTATAGTCATCATCGTTACCACTTGCCATCAGATTTTGCATGACCGTCTTCATGGCGTTGGTATTCTTTGCCTTTACTTGGGCATTGATCACGTCATCCCCGTATACATTATCAAACAGCACATGTGCCGTTGCTTGGTTCTTAATAAATGCCTTTTGAATGTCGAACCAGTTTTTGTTCTGTACAACGGCATTTACATCGTTGTCCAGTGCTATTTGCATAGTATTTTTTCTATGCTCCATGTCCTTGTTATACTGGTACTCCATAACCGTTCCTACTGTTCGGGTATTTATCCCGTTTGCCATTTCTTCAAATGCGTCTTTGGCTTGCTTATAGTTCGGTAACATGGTCATGGCTTGCCGTCTTATTTTGCGTTCTTCCTGTTCGTATTGTTTTGTAACATCCAGTGCGTTTATATCTTGTCGGTTTAATAGCCCTGTATCGGGGTTATGCAATAGGTTCGTCATGTCCTGTTCATATTTGTTTTTAGCGTCAATTATGCTTGTTTTAATTTGACCGTCCATGTATAACTGCAACTGTTTACTTGCTTCGTCAAGTAATACGCCTTTTGCCTGATTGCTTGCCGTCATACCGCCTACTGCATTAATATCCGTGTTTCCTCGTACTTCCCCGGTTACGGTGTTCGGTGTTACTTCGGGATTGTAAGGTGTAATTTTCATTTTCTCACTCCTTTACCAACGTTCACGCCACGGCGCATTAATGCCGAACGTTTTATATAATCTCTTGCCCATTCGCCATTCCAGACCGTCCATAAGTCCGTTGCTCCCGAACGATTGTGCCAACAACGGCGCATGTATATAATCTTGGTGCATACCTGCCCCGGCGTATCTTCTACCTATGCCGTACATGGATAATCCGGTCCCCAAAATAGTACTCCATAAAGACCCTCTTTTTTGCCCTTGGATATTGGCATATGCGGCTCTTGCGCTGTTGGCTTGGTTGCGGTAGTTGTTTTCGTTTAACTGCTCCGACCATATATTATTTCGTTGATTGTATAAATTCGTGTCGCTGTCCTGTTTCCATGCTCCGTATCCGGATAAAAGCACGTCCATCGGGGAACCGTTCAACGTTAAACCGCTTGCCCCCGTTTCGTTGGCAATATGCCCCGCCGTCAATCTCATGCGGTCATTCAATCGTTTCTGTTCAAAGGCGTGTTGCTCCGCTATTTGATTTTGCCGTGCTTGGCTAATTCTTGCGTTTTGTTCGGCAATATCCGCTTGGTTCTTATATATTTGCATTTGTGCGTTGTATTGCTGTTGCTGTTGCTGATATTCATTGATACCACGCAACGCCGACAACGCCATTAACCACGGTGTAGCACACATATTATTTTCCCCCTTTTATGCTGAATCGTACCCAATGATGGTGATTTATTGATACGCTTTCTTTCCAACATGCTCCGACTGTGGTTAGCCATCGGATACTTTCCGTGTTTTCACTGAGTACAAAATTCCACATATCCCCGTATTTTTTCCATTCTTTCAATTGACCTTTTGACTTTCTAACAAATGAATAGGCACATTTTTTTATATCGTCCGTACCTATACACCAAATAATATTCCCCCATTCATGGCGTTTAGTATACAAGCCGTACAATAGTACGGGTATGCCGTCATTGTATCCGATATAGCGGTATCGTTGGTGCTTATCCTGTATCCAACTACCTACATCGGAGTAGCTTAATTCTATTTCCAGTTTATCAATTTTTCGTAAGTGTTTTAGTATGTATTTATAGTCTTTCTTGTTTTCTTTCCATGTAAACGGTTTAATGATTAGCATTATCCTTTTATACCTCCCCCGTTATATGTACGTACCATTCCGCCGCCTACGGTAATTTCTTTTGTGATGGATTTTACCGTAAACGGATACGGCGTGTCCGTTCTGATACCCAGTACGTTTTTACTTGAAATGCCCTTGTCCAGTTGCGGAACGGTCTGCACAATATCCCAATCCGCCACATAAGGGAATATGCCTACGCCATATATTTGCGGGCTGTCAAGGTATGTATACTGAATATCGTTATAGCGGAACTTTTCATATTTATTTTGATTTATCATTAATTCACCGCCGTATGATTGATATAGTGATAAATATATCTGATTAAGCTTGTACGTTCTTCCTCGTAACGATAAATCGGGCGACGCCATTTCAAGGCAAGGGAACGTAATATGCGTGTAGAATTTCAAGCCTGTGTATATATCGTATGTATCCTTATGTAGCGGTTTAGAGGTCTTGTTTTTATCTATCCAACCGTCAAAAATAACTTCTGTATTGCGTTGACGTAAACCGCCTTTTTCCCACGGCTTGGCTATCGTATAAAACCTTTCGCCGTTCAATTGTGGTGCGTCAATCTGTATGCTTTGGTTTTCTTGCATTATAGTAGCAAATGTCGTTGTCCAACAATCCAAATATACCCCTGTATCGTTCGTTGCGGACAGGTCGAATTTCTCCAAATACCGTACAATTTGTGCTTCACGGTTCGTCCGTTCTACAATGACATATAGATAATCTTTGCCATTTTCCAACACGGAACAACAATCCAAATATTTTCCATGGGTATTCCAATGTGTCCACGCACATACATTCTGTTCTTTAATTAGCATTAAGCATATAATTTCCCCGTCTTCACGCACAAAATACAATGTGCTATACGGGTTTTGACAGTAGGCGGAAGAAACCATTTGATGACGTTTTGTGAGGTGTGAAGCAAACAGGTTGAGTTCATCCCCGTTGTAATTGTCCGAATCATACGAATACCCAAAATCACGTATCGTTCCGCCATCCCGTTGCACGTATATTAATCTGTTCCCAATGTGCCACGGCTTGCAGTTAGACGCTCCTCTCATGGTTTGTACTTTCGGCGTGCATTTCGTCGGCGTGATTGCCGTATCCCCACTAATAATCCATTCATTACCGCTCGTGAGTACAATTAAGTCGTTCGACGGTACAAGATGGCGTATTTCATACAGGTTACGGACAATCAGATCCAGTTTAATTGCGCTGTCTTCCGTGACCGTTCCTTCCGCTTTTTCGACGGAAAAATTGTTATAATCCCCCGTACGACTAAACCATAACGAATACGGTTCTTTTTTTGTACCCGCAAACACCAGTCTATCTTGAAAGAAACAGGATAATTTCGGATATCCGTTGCGGTCGTTCCATGATGAAAAGGCAAATGCGTCTACGGGTACATTGGGAATGACCGGTTCTATAGCGGTATATTTAATTTCTTTCGGGCTTACAATGTCGGTTATCTCAATAATTCCTTCGTTTTCAAACGGCAATGCGGACAATACGACGGATAAATTGTCGCTGTCTTTTCGTTCGGTGTTGATTTTACCTTGCGTCTTGGCTTTTACACGCAAATAACATTTTTCTTTTTCGCTCCCCGATTCCATAAAATTTTGGTCGTCTTTGCTTATGTATTTACGGTACTCATGCCACTGTTGCCCGTTTAATGACCGTTCAATCACAATACGACTGTTATGAATACCGCTTGTGGATATTTTCCATTTTTCCCCAACGTACACCGCTCCGCTTGTTTGTTCTTCTTCATTTTCCCCCAGTGTCATTTCTACCGATTTACTTTGTTGTGTTTGTACAATCTTGATTTTGGTATTTTTTAAAGCCTGTACAAATATTGAATTACTTGATGTTATTTTACTGTCCGTTATTTGTAAGCTCGTGTCTTCAATAGAATCGGGGTGTGGTGTTTCTTCTTTTTCGGCTGCCAAAAAGTAAATAAAGCATGCCCCGGTCGGGTTGCCAAATAAAGCCACGTTGTCAAAATCCGACCAACCGTTTACTTCAATTTTAAGAAAACCAAACCCTACTTTTGCAATGTTAAACTCCGGTATCCCAAAATAATCTTTTTCATATTTATTCGTCACAAAATTTTGTCGGTAGAGCATACTTATGGTGGGATCCTGTTTGTAAAATTCTTTAATGAGTTTATTCTTTCGTGGACTCTCAAATTTAGAACCTGTAAAAGTCGCCCCCCCTTTAGCAACAATATTCACGCCATCAGAATTTCCTTTAACAGTGGTATCTTCCCCCGGTCCGCCGTTAAGAAACGAGTTGTATACGTCACCTTCCTCCCAGCCGCGGGCAATGCCCTTTTTATGTTTATCCCCGTCTTCTCCGCCTTTTCCTACATGAATGGAATACGTTGTTTTTGCTTTTAGTTTTACGGTAACTATTTTTTTTTGCCCTTCATTTCCGGCTACTCCGTATTCATAATGATAAATAGCCTCATCATGCTTAGTTGAGCCGGCATAATGTTCTATCGTACCTTTTTTTCCCCCTGCCCCGCCGAAAAGTACAATTTTATATAATCCGGATACGGTCGGCGTAAAGGTATAATCTCCCGCTTTAGTTTGACTGAATACAGGTGTGTCACTTTCCGTATAATTCACATCACTCACATTCTCTATAGCAGATATTATGTCGTCAAAATACGGTTTCGGTATATCGAATTTTCTGAGTTCCCAGTATCGCCCATGTAACAGTTCATACACCGGATACCGCCCGGAACAAATGAAAGCGGTGTCGCCCGACTGGGTAAAATTCAACTCTTTCGGATATTCGAACGGAGTGTCTATTTCCTGTTCCATGGTTTCATCTTTCCAAACACGGATATATTTATAGCCGACTTCCAATAAATAGGAACGGTCGGACGAATCCATAAAAGGCACTAAAACCGCCTCTTTATCGGCGTATTTTATCGCTCCTATATATTTACTGCCCGTGCGTCTTGAAACACTTCCATAGGGCGAAACAACGGCATTTTCCGCCTGTAGTAATGCCGATTTATATTTTTCAAGGTCTGTACGTTCCGCCACTTCGGGACTTATTTCCCCGGTAGTAAATGAATTTTGTGTAATAAAAACGTTCTGCATAATTACCCCCTACGTGCATTTAAATAGCTACCCTTCCATATAGTATTTGTTCTTGTTTCCCTTGAATCATACAAATGTGCCTGTTGTACGGTCTGCATGTATATTTGCATTTGCGCCTGTTCCAACTGTGGCATACCTGTTAGGCGTACCGCTATTTTACTTGCCAACAAATGAGTAAATGCGGTAATAAACAATGAATCATACTCGTTCGGATTGGTTTCATCGCATACATAGTCGGCATAAGCATTGCCGATATTGGTTGCAATTGCTTTAATTCCACCAACTGAAAGTGTTTCAAACTCCATACGTTGGGAATCATCGCCATGAATAGTAACGGCATTTAGTTTTATGCACTTATACGGGTACATGTAGAAGTTAGAAAAGTTAGACGGTAACTTATCTTTTATATCTGTCTTATTCCCGTTTTCATCTACTCTTTCCGTTACCAGTACTGAAAGCGGTTCAATTCGATGTGCAAAACCCCAGTTGAACGTACGCAATACTTCTTGCCGTGTGATGTCATAAAACAGACTACACGTCACGGCGTTTTCGTTCATATTCGTAAGCTCCTGTATGCTTCCTTTCCCCAGATACGACAATGCCATATTGCATAAATGTGTTTCCGTCAAATGTCCATCTCTAGTCCTTGTCATAAAACCGGGTGGCGTTTCGTCGTACGCTCTATCTTTATACTCTGCCATTTTTACTCCTTTCATATTAAAAAAGAGGGGTAATTACATTTATAATTACCCCTCCTCTCATTACAATCCGTGCTTGACTATTAGTCGTATTAATTCTTTTTTACTTGCTGTATCGGAGTACGGGATACCCGCATTTTCCAACTTAAGGCGCAATTCGTTTGCGTGCAACTGGTCAAGTTTTCGCCCTACGCTGATATTTTTAAACGGTATCCCTTCCATCAGTGCAGTTCCGCATCCAACGTTAAAAATGCACTGATAGTTCCGCTTGTGGCATTAGTACCCGTCTTTGCTCTCAAGTATCCTAAATCGCCATAGGGAACACGGGCAACGTTTAATTTGTCTTTCTTCACATCAATTGTTCCAATTTCTTCGGATGTTGCAAAATCCGCCGTTTTGGAAGTTTCAATTGTGATACTCGTATCTGCACTTGCGTCCGTTGTCAATGCCACAATGAATAAGGGATTGTTAGCGTCGCCCTCACCGGTGTGAATAACTTTCCCTGTTTTCTTTGTTCCATTGAGTTGTTCGTTATCGAAAAACGTATTAAAGTTATCAATGACCATTAGTATTTACCCCCTTTTATTTGACCACCTGTTCTGTATTCAATAATGCGTCACACCGTTTTACTTCCAGTCCCTGTACATACAGTTTAGGAATGCCACCGGCTAAATCTTGACGGGTAACGTATACATTGTTTTTGTCGCTGAGCATTAATTCAATTTCCGTGTACACATCCTCGTTTACATAGGCTACGGGTTTTTGCGGATTCACAATGCGGTTCTTGGCAATGATGATTTTTTCCATCATGTCTTGCCGTGCTTGGGATTTATCGCTAGGCTTATTAGACAAGTCGATATTCCGCACGCAAGCTACTTTGCGAATATTCTTTACAGACAATCCCGCGTCCCAACTGAACCACGTTACCAATGCACGGTATTTTCCGCCCTGTTCGTCCAGTGTGATTTGTTCGCCTTTATCCTCAATGGAAATACCCGCTTTACTGCCTTTCGGATAAATACCCAGTACACCTTGGTCGCCCCAGTCGACGATGTAAATACTGGATTGTTTCCCCGCCGTTTTACCGCCGGCATTGATACACTGATACCCCGCCATGCCTTTTTCTTCATCGAACGTGTTGTATCTGATGGACAAGCCGTTAAACTCATCCGGGTTTTTAGTCGTGTCCCCATAAAACAAGTATTTGCTTAAATCTTGCGTAAAGCCGTTTAAAAATGCCGTGTCTTCCGAACGCCGTAAACTTTGTTTATCCGGTGCAAGCTGTACAAGTCGCACGTCGACTTCGCTGTATGCTTCCATCAGGCAACATGTATCAACTACTTGTTTGGTCGTGGATTTACCGGCTTTTACCCCTCTATTGATACGGCGTAATTGCGGGTGCGGATAACTCGTCCGTACGGTCGTTTGATTCCCTGTCGGCAAATTCCCTTCCGCCCATTTGATGTCGTCCATAATCGGGTTGGATTCCGCCAACACTTCCATAATCCAGTCGACTTTATTGTCTGCTCCCAGTCGTTTACGCAAATCGTTAAATGTTAAAGCTTCACTCATTTCCTATTCCCCCTTAATATTTGCTAAAATCGGTGTTGTCATAAATAGAATTGTTCATGCTTGCTCCTGTTCCCGTTCCCGTTCCGCTATCTTCCTTGATAAATTCCGACAACGCCGCCAATGCTTTAATCATGGCAATGTGGTTGCCCGCTCCTGTTTGATTTAACATTTCGGTAAAATTGGGAATTAACTTGTCCAGATACCCACGGGTAACGGTAGCTTGTGCAACTTTCTTTTCAAAATCCACTCCCAGTTCTTTTTTTGACTGTTCCCCCCAATCGCTTATTTGTTTTTCGTACGCTTGGTGTACTGCTTGCATTGTTGCTTGCCCTACGCTTTTAGCATATTCCAGTCCGAACTTTGCTATGGTGTTAGCTTGTTCTTGTGTGGCATTCAACTGCTTGAGTTGTTCTGTGAATTGCTTGGTTGTTTCTGCGTCCAACTCTCCGCCTTCCCCGTATACGTCCGTAACGGCTTTTGTAAAATCGTACGTTTCCGGTGCTTGCTGTTGTCCCTGAGTTTGTCCGTCTTGTCCTTGATTTTGTCCATTTTGTCCCTGAGTTTGGGCATTTTGTCCCAGTGCCGTTTGCTGAGAATTTTGAAAAACCGTATCCGGTGTTTGTTGCGTTTGCTGTGTTTGTTGCGTGCCTTGCGCCTGTTGCGTGCCTTGCGTCTGCTGTGTTCCTTGTGCTTCCTGCGTTCCTTGTGTTTCGTCCATATACTACACCTCTTTATTTAATATTTTCTTTTCGGTCATATATTCATTTTCCGCCAACTGTTTCTTAGTTATGCGGTCTTCCGTTCGGGTGAGTTCGTACAGTAGATATTGCCCCACTGCCCGTTTACCCTCTTGGTATGCCATCTTGACAGGGTCGGCATTAAAAGACGGTTGATAGAATCCCGTTACTTCCATCAGTCGCATGAATAGCCATCTGCCCTCTTTGGTATCCAGTACTGTATCAATACATAATTCGTCTTTCTTTTCCAGTTCCGTTTTTTCCGTGTTTATCTTCATCATGTTTCCAACCCCATCATTTGTCGTAAGGCGGGATTCCCGTCATTTGCGGCGTCGGTCAAGTTCTTGGCCGCTTGTGCCAACGGTGCCGCTTGTGCGACTTGTTGCGCCTGTTCTTGTTGCGCTTGCTGTTCCTGTTGTGCCTGTTGCTGTTGCTGTACCAATTCTTGGTACTCGTCTTCCGTGCGTATCATGGTAGACGGTACGCCCAATTTATCCAGATAGTTTTCAACGGCTTTATCAAAGTTTACCCGTAAAATTACATTCGGATCCAACTGTGCCAACTGTCCGACAAAGGATACACCTTGTTCGATAGCCGTTAGCCCACTCATTTTTTGCGCCTGTGCCAACGGTGACAGGTATTCAATCTTTATTTCCTGTCCTTGTAAGGTCTGCTGTACATCATCGGGCAACGGCGGAAATACCTGATTCCGTTCCAGTAGGTTATACACCCGCTCGATGATGTCGGATAAAAATTCATTTTGTAGCCGTTCAATAACCGGTCCCAGTTGCGCCATCTTTTCTTGGTTGCGTGCCATAACTTCCTGTGCCGTCATCTGCCCCCGGTTGAGTTCGTTGAGCATTAAAAACAGGTCTGTTGAGTAGATCCGTTTTATCCTGTCCTCAATCTGCGTGATTTTAGCTTGCAATGAATTTAAGTCAAGCCCGCCACTATAGATAGAGTGTACGTTATCATTGGGGTTGATACTTGGTGTGTACGCCCCCGGGAATAAATTAATTCTTCCTTGCAGTTCCGCCGGCCCGACTAACGGCGGTTTAATGGACAGTTCCAGTGCTATTGCTCCGTCGTATTCCATCTTTTGTAGCATACGGCTTTCCGGTAAAGCGTCCCACGCCGGGCCTATCCCGTATGCGTCAATACCTTTCACGTTGTATCGTGCAACAGGAATCGCCCACTCCTCAAACCCTTTAGCCGCCAATAAGCTGTTGGGGTCGCTTCCTTCCAACCAATGCACGGACAAAAATTTCATGTCATGGTTTCCGCCTGTCGGCTTGGCTTTCGGGTTGGGATATACCAACCAACAAACGGTGTAATAATCCTCATGCCCCCCGTTAGCCTTTACCGCTTCTCGTACGCTGTCGGTCACTACGCTGTCGCCGTATAGGCTTACTATCTGTGCGGCGGACATCTTTACTTTTCGGGCAAACGTATTTATGCGCCCTTGTCCGTCCGCTCCCAGTGCATACGTGCCTATTGTGTAGTTGACAAAGTACACGCCTTTTTCATCGGCAAAGACCCCCACCGGGGATTGCCCGAACGGTAGCTCTTTATAGGCGGAATGAATGACATTATAGAAGTTACTCTGCGACAATACGCCTTCCATAATTTCACATCGTTCATCCAGTACCCGTGCCACGTCAATATTATTGTCCAGGCTTGCGTCGGTCGGTGCAAATCGGAACCATTTCCGACTTGGCGGCGTTAGCCCGCTCTGGATACCTGCGGCGAACGTATCCCGCGCCTGTGCAGTAATGCCGTTGTATATTTCTTCATCGTGCATAGCCGGTGCGCCGATAACATCGTCCCCCAGTTCCCCGTCATATGGCAACTCGTAATTTCTAATGTCTTTCCACAACGGGATGTACTTTTGCTGTTGCTTAAAAAGAGAATCCAACATTTTGACGCATGATTGCTTATCAATGCCCGTTATTTTCTGTTGCGGTTTCGGCGTCGCCTGTGGTGCTTGCTGTTTACTTAGAATTGTATCCATAGCCTACCCCAGTGTCTTTTTGCCCAAAATCGTATTATCTTGACTTTGCCAATCCTTTAGAACCGTACTGGAAAACCCGCGTTTCTTTTTCGCTCTGCGTACGGCGTCGGCAATGTCCGCTCCGCCTGTGCTGTCTTGTACGTTGGTCATTGTCGGAGGCGGTGCAGTCGGTGCAATTACCGGTACTTTTTGTACCCCACCACCACCGCCAAACAATAGTTTCAATGGATTCATACACATAGTAAATCACTCCTTTCTTTTCTATTATTGCCGTTTTTTGAATAGGGTATACTGGGTATTTGAATTTTGTGTTTGATTTACATAGTACGGTGATTCAATGTCATTTCTCTGCAATACAGGATAAGCAAACGTAAGGGCTAATGCGTCCGCCATGTTCGGGGATTCTATCCCTCGTTTCTTCATATCTTCTTTTTTCTCCAGTTGTATTTCTCCCCGTGCATTTATAAATGCTTGCGGTGCGGTCAATTCTTCTATCAATCCGTCTACCTGTGGAATAACTCCGCCTTCCTGTAGCCACTCTTTCATATTCCCCCACATTTCCGCCCTCTTGTTTGCGTATGCTTGCGCTCCCGACTTTTCCGCAAATGACACCAGACGCCACTGTCGCCCCATCGTCACTCCGAACGAATAAATACCTGTGCCGTATCCCTTATCAATAAATACTGCGTCTGCATGGTACTTGTCCTCAAATTCCGCTAAACGTGCGGCCATCACGCCGTCATTATCATTCTGTTTATACTCTGCTAACTTCTCCGAAAAGAATCCTTGCCGTAAAAAAATAACCGTGCTATCTCCACCAGTCCACGCCGGATCCATTCCAATAATACATGGTGCAAAGTCATATTCCGCCGTTCTTAGCGGGCGACGCTCCCACGCTGTCCGTACAATAGCCGTGCTTATAAACTGCGTGTCGGATGTGTCGGGGAACTCTCCCAGTACACGCACTTTCACAAAATCGCTATCAATGCCGTATGTTTGGATCCACTTTTGCAGTTGCGTTTTATTGGATATATCTACGGTGCGACTATCTATCTTTTGAGTTATCCAACTTTTTTTGTACTTGTGGAAACAGTCGAAAAACCGCCCTGTGGATCGGGTTGGGTTTCCGAAAACTAGCCAAAGTATTTCCGTGTCTTTATCGGTAAGCGCGCCTTCTGCTACTTCCCAGATTTTGTTATCAATTGCGGACGCTTCATCGAATATCAATAAAAGCCTATTGCCTTGGTTGTGCAATCCCGCAAACGATTCTGTTCGGTCTACGCTCCACGGGATAGCGTCTATACGCCACGTGCGCTCGTGTCCTTCTTGACGGCAAAAAATCGCCGTGCTTGTAAGCGTAAAAAACTTCTTTCCCCTAAAAAGGTGATACCACTTACTCAACTCCGCCCACGTCTTAGTCTCCAACTGTGTCGCCGTGTTGGCGGTCACTACTCCACGTGTATCGGGTCGGGTGCTTATAGCCCACAAGATAAGCCATGCTACCAGTGCCGATTTGCCTATACCGTGGCCGCTAGCGGTTGCATGCTGTAAAGCGGTTGACAAGCTTAATCCTTCCCCGACTTCCTTCAAGGTCTTAATTTGCCATGTCTGCGGGTTCTGTCCTTTTAGCTCCTCACTGTCCCAGTCGAACGCAAAGTATACAAAGGCGACGGGGTCACTGGCTAGACTGCCTAACGCCTGTAATAACTCAATATCTTCATTTTTCATCGTCATTCTCCTTTGCCTTTTTGCGTGCCTTCGCTAGTATCCCGGCTATGTCGATAGCTGTCACGGATATATCCCCGCTTACCTGTACGCTCTGCCTATCTTTATATTCATCCGGTGCAAAATTCTCCAGCATATATTTACATGCTTTAAAGTCGGGCGGATCCGTTGTCACGGTTTCCCTCTCGCGTCTGCCTGTGATGTGTCCATCTTTATCCGTATATGTAATAGTTTCTTTTATTTTCCGCGTTTGTGGTCTTGTTAGATCCGTCATCCCTTTTTCCGCCGTGTAAATAATATCGTCGACGCACTCATACCATATCTTTTTAAACTCAGGGTATTTTTTTAACCACCCGTACACGCATTGTTTACTTACGCCGATTTTATCCGCTATCTTTTCCGCGCTCCAGCCCTTCCCACGCCATAGTTTAACAATTCTCAAATTCCTTTCGGTATTGAAAACCTTATAAGTTATGCGCCCGCGCGGTTCGTCATCTGAAGAGTATAGCGACGGATTTTTTTGTAAAAATATTTTTTTCCGCTTGATTTTACTTTTACGCCCTTTCTCATCTATTATCATTTTACTCACCCCGCTCCACCGTATCACAAAATAGTCAAAAGGTCAAAGAAATGGCGTGAATTCAACACAAAATAGCATGAAGGTCAAAAGGTCAACAAATGGCAACAAAAATTGAAAGAATCAAAATAGGATAAAAAAATAAAAAATTAATTTTTTTCTATTGACATATCACTATGAAAGTGTTATTATAAATACATAGAAAAGAGGTGACAACAAATACAAGTACTGAAAAAAAACAAAACAAAAAAAATAAAAAAAGTACTTGACATTATACTATAAAGATGTTATTATAATAATGTAAAAGGAAGTAAAAAAAAAGGAGGAATCAGAAAATGAAGTTAAAAGATTATGATCACAGATACGACTATACAGTCAATGAAAAACCGTTTGCAGAAGGGTTTAAAGAATTGTACTATGAATATCGTCGTTTCGGCGGTGTTCCGAATTCTACTTTATATTTAGATTTAGAATATGGCGACATTTATTATACTGCAAATGATTATCTTTATGGCCAATTCGTATATCTTTGGGAATTATGCGACGCAGAAGGGGATCGCATTAGAGACTATTGGACAGTAAGAGAGCTGGAAGAATTCCTTAATGATGAAGAAATCAAAAATTTAAGACAAAAATTTATTGATGAAAACGGCTATCAAGAAGATTACACATGCGAAGAAGATTTTTTGAAAGAAAAAGAACATGAATATATAGATTTTATATTCGCCCAGGAAGTCCCGGCAATAGAAAAAGGCGTGAAAGAGTGGATCGACGATACTTACGATTTATTCCTTGAGCAATACGATGATACATATTGGAAGTTATTAAATGAAGAATAAAAATTCAAGGCAAAAAAAAGAGCGCCGGCAAGTCCGCCAAAGCCCTGCCGGCACAACCCCTTCCCCGTCTAAAAAGAAGAAAAGAGGTATACCCTACATGTATTATTATATCTCTTTTCAGACGGATTTACAAGGTGAATTCAAACAAAAAGAAAAGAGGTATTTATTATGACCAATCAAAAATCTGCAACTACAAACCCCAATGAAGTTATCAGTTTTCGTTCGTTATATAATTCAGCAATTCCATTATATAACCCGGTATCCGGTGTTCAATATTCCGGGAAAAATATTGACAAATTAAATGAAGAAGTAAAAGAACAAGGCTATACAGACCCCAGATGGTTTACATTCATTCAAGGCAAATCATTGGGATATAAATTAAGAAAAGGTTCGAAAAGCGTCCGACTTTTCAAGTTCGGTGAAAAAAAAGAGAACCCCGAAACAAAAGAATTATTAAAAAATATGGGGCTAGACGCAGGGCCGGATACATATACTGCTCCATTTTACGTATTCAATGCAAAAAATTTTGAAAATGTACCGCCGTTTGTTTATGAATACACTCCGGAAGAAATTCAAGAAATTTTTAAAAAGATTATGGCAAATTCCCGAACGGAAATCGTAGGTAGCAAAAGATTCCTTTTTTACGATGAACGAACCGATTGTATTCGCGTCATGCCATCCGAACGGGCGAAAAATATTCACATGTGGCATACCAACGTTTTATATAACATAATTTTAGCGGAAAGCATAAAAAATAAAAATAAGCTTAAAATCTTTTCATCAATGGATGATGAACAGCGAAAATTATTTGCATATTTAACTGCTATAATGGTGCAAGCCCGTTTACGGGAACCATTTACACGCGAACAAGTCACAAAGTTTATGCAATTAAAAATCGACATTATACGCAAGGGGCACGATGTAAACGAATTAGCTAAATTCTTACACGGCGCAACGGAAACAGCGTGCAAAATATGCGCGTCGTTACTCAAGGGGGTTGAACTCAAACCGTTACCCTTACTCACTCCGTCTGACGATAAAACACCACTGGAAACCGTTATAAAAGAGGTAAAAGAAATGCAAGGTGTCGAATTAAAGCAGAGCGGATCTTGGTACTGGGCAAGCGGTAACACGAAAGTATTTAAGGAAAAATTAAAAGAATTATCTTTCCGATTCAGCCGTAAACGGTGCGCATGGTACTATGTGTCGGCTATGTAATAAGGGTGTTGGTAGGGTAGTGCAAAAACTACCCTACTATATAACAAGGGTAAAAAGGAGGAGTAAAAAATGGAAACAAGAGAATCAGTAATAGGCTTTATTCACAGTGAAACAAAATTTGCCGCAGAAAAATTACAAGACTTTATGGATAACGAATACGGCGAAGGCGGCGAAAGAGAAAAGGACGTAAAAGAAGATTTAATACAGGGGTTGACCGCCGGGATATATCGCGGCAATTATATTCCCGATAGCGAAGTTCCCGCCTTTGTTCTGAATTGGTGCAACAGATGGCACTGTGAAAGGTATGTTACTGAAGTTGTCACCGTAAGGAATTATTTTCATGCCGGGGTAATAAAAGAACATATGGCGGAAATTATAGAAATAGTTTCAGATGGCTATAATGCCGGAATGTTTAAATTCATGCACAGTGAAACCTTTGATATCATCTATCAAGAGTTTAAAAAAGACCTTCCCGGGCGCGGTTTATTCGGTGGATTGGGCGACGATTTAAAAGACAAATTGCTCCCGCTTATAGGCGAAAAAGTTACCACTAATGACGAACCTACCACGCGGTTAAACGTTTGGAGATTAGCATTTTTTATAAATGAAAATTGGCAAGAATTGCTAGACGTTTACAGAGATGAAGACTAAAAAGAAAGGATGATGACTAGTGAGCAAGCAAGTTACCTTACGCCTCGATGAGGCATTACTGAAGCGACTGGAGGAAAGAGCCGAAAAGGAGAAACGGAGCAAGCAACAGGTCATAGAAGTTGCCATCGCCGCCTACCTTGACCAACAGGCGTATATACAGGCAATTCTGGACGGCATGCGCGCGGTAACGTATACGGGCGATATAGACGCCAACCGCGCCTGGCTTAGCCGTCAAGGCTTTACCGGAAGCGATGACGATATACGTGAAAAAGCGCGGCGGGATCTGGCGTCCGTGATAGATATTTCAGAAAAAGAGTTAAAAGACATAAGTACATTTGACCTGCTCGGCGTGGCATTCGCTAAAATGTCACATATAAATAAATTCTTTACCTAAAGAGAGAGAGGGTGCGAACCATGAGCAAATACAGTGAATTTTTAAAGGGCATTAAAGAATCTCAAATAAATAAATTTTTTGGCGAAGTGAGCCACACTTCTAACAAGCATTTCAAATTTAATCACGTTATCAATGATGATGAAATTATTCTCATAACAAACAATGTAAGATTTATCAAGGATAATCCCGTATTAGTAATCGACAATAATAAAGTCGTGTATTTAAAGGATTGGAACGTTTTGGAAATTCACAATTTTAAATACGGGCTTTACGCCTATGCCGTGAAATTGAATCGTAAATACTGGAAAGAATACACTTTCAAAGAAGAATTTGATGATGTGTATTTTAAAGAAGCGGATACCTTTGACAGTTTAAAGGCCGTCGCAGAAACACAAAATGATACTGAAATTGCATTAGGCTGGGGAAAAGTAGACGGCCCGCGATAGGAGGTAAATATGTTTAGATTAACGCATAGAAATAAAACAGTAGGGTATTATTCAACCGCTATGGACGCACTGTACAAATTTATAGAAGAGGAAGAAGAGCGTATTCATGCGACAGATTTGATATTTTGTGGTACAGACCGGGAGGCATATTTCGAGGTTTTCGAGGAAGAACCGCCGAAAGGACTAACAGAAGACTGCTTTATTATTATTGACGGCGATTCAATAACATTGGTAGAATCTAGAGACCCGTATGACATTATGCGTGGTCTTTACAGGGTAAATAAAGACTGGGATATTATAGAGGAAGACGACGACGACGAAGAAGAGGAAGGCGAATAACATGGATCTAAAACAGGCTAGAAAAGTAGCGGGGCTTTCCCGTAGTGAACTATCAAAATATTTTGGTATTCCGATGACTACAGTCGATAACTGGGATTATCACGGTGTACTTCCCCCCGTTTGGGTAGAACGGCTAATTATAAATGAGTTGTTGCGAATTGCGGAAGAAAAAAACAAGGGAACATTCAACCCGGTAAAACAAGTTATTGAAATCCGTAAATTGCAAAATGATAGGGATTATTTAAAAATGGTACAGGAACAGGAAAAGAAAAGAGAATCAAGGCAAAAATAAAAAGAGGGGATTATTCCCCTTCTTTTTTTGGTCGTTTTTTATTCGTTCCAGTTTTTGCAATGCGTCACGCCTAAAAGTATATACATGGTCTTTACTGTAAAACATTTTTTGCGCGACTTTATCCCACGTTTCCACGCCGTCAAAATAATAATATTTGACAACGTTTCTTTCGTTGGCGGTCAACGTGTCTATCTCTTGTAAGAATCTAATTTTTAAGTTATAGAGATTTTCCATCTGCCGAAAAATTAAATTAATATATGCCCGTTGTTCCGGTGTTTCTTTTCCCGTTGTAAATAGGCTATGGCGTTTTAGCAAAAATAATTCGTATTCGTATTGTGCTATGGTTCGTTCTGCATGGCGGATCTGTTCCAACTCTCTAATATTCATGTTTCCCCCTTGACTACAAGCGTTATTTTATTTTCTTTTCCGTAACGCTTGACCGCATACAATTTATATATTTGCTTATCATCAAGATAAATAATGCCGTTCATGCTGTCTTGAATTGCTTTAATGTAATTGTCTAAGTCCGGGCGGTTGGTAATTGGTGTGTGTATTACCCGTTCCCGTTTCCGATTACTCCAACTTTGCGGCGGTTCAATCTCAATATAGACCATCAAGGCGATCGGAGTTTTAATAGGCGTATGCTTGTACGCCTGTTTCATTTCATACCCTATTTCCCGTTTCCATTCACGACTTTTTGCGTCATCGTATGCCCGGTGCGTATAGCCGTTAAAACGTGGGCGTCCTTGCGCTGTCGCCTTTGTATATATAGTCATGCGAATTGTATTATTTTGTACGCTTATATCCATTTCACTATACCTTTACAACGCATAATTGCCCTTGTTTCATGTAATTATTATACCATGAACAAGGGTAATTTATCTACTCTCATTTGTTTAAAAGTCAAAAAGGCAAATCACATTCTTCCGACTGTGTTCCCAGTCCATTAAAACCATTTCCGGATTTAACAGCCGATCCGGTTGTTTTCGTTACCGGAAGCACCGCTTCTGCAATGACTTTCCACGTTTCCCGTTTGTTGCCGTTCTTATCATTCCATACGTCCCCGGTAAGCCGTCCGCTAATATTTACCCTGTCCCCCTTTTTTACCGTTTGTGCAAGGTCATTGTCAAAGGCAACTACTTGCAACCATGTCGACGGTTTATATTCGCCTTGCCCGTCTTTGCCGTTATAAATTGCCAGGGAAAATCTCACTAGCATTTTCCCTGTTTGTGTGGCTCTGATTTCCGCGTCCTGTCCTGCCGTTCCTGTAATCATGATACTATTCATTGTCTTTTTCCTCCGTGTTCTTTAATATATTTTTGGGCCATATACTCGCCATATGTCATGCCTTTTTTTCGCGCTATTTCAAGGTCAATGTCTTTTGTCCTTACATCATCGAACGGCTTTGCTTTTACTTTCCATTCGAACCGTTCCATAACGTACTTTTTAAACGATTCCAGTAAATATTCTTCACACTTGTATCCGCAAAATACACCCTGTCTGTTGGACAAATGTTTTCCACATACAATGCACTCGGTCGGTAAACGGTCACATTGCCATTCGTCCATCATTCGCTCCGTGCATTCCTCGCAAAATCTTGCGCCGCGTTTGGTTTCCGCTCCACAACGTACGCAATTAGTAAATTTACGTACCATTATTCATTCTCCTCGTTTCCATCGTATCCACATCCAATTCTTCCTTGACACACTCAAACAACTCATATAGATCGTATTCCTTATGGATTATCCCGTATGCGTAAATGTAAAAGTGATTCGTCATCTTTTCCAGTCTTGTTCTCCTAAACCCGTACGCCGCATACAACGTGTATAAAATCCCCAATATACTGCCGTACAACATGGTATATATTCTTTGCCGTTCTGTCTGTCCTTTTCCGCCAACAACGGGTATCATGCGTTCACATGTGCCTTTCAAACGGGTAAGATTGATGTCCTCTTTTTCCAGAATCTTTTCCCAGATTTCCCCGTCCGGTGTCGCGGATAATTCTTTTGACACATGTTCTTGAAATGCTTTAATTCGTTTTTTCCCGAAAGAAAAACGGTCTTTCAGTGCTAACGCCGCCAATGCAAGAATTATGTCCACCGGTAATACTTGTAATTTAAGCTGTCGCCCTGTACGTCCCGGGGATATAATTTTATTTATCATTCATCCTTCACCTTCTTTCCCAGTGATATATTAATTTCTCCATTTTCCTGTCTGATTATTATTTCTCTACCGTCACACTTCCCGCCTTGTGAGATATACCATTCGAACAAATCCATGTACTTATCTATCTGTTCATCTGAAATATCTTTAAATTTTGCCTGTACACGTCCTTTTATTTTCTCTCTCGATATTTTATACTCTCTGGAGTTTTTAAAACCTTCCATGCAGAATTTTTGTAGATTTTTGATTATTTCCGCTGTCTTTTTCTCGTCAATTTTCGGTGCCGGTAATTGTTTGAACGGTGTCGGGGCGTTTTTGTACCGCTTCCATGCGTGTATAAAGTCGCTAATACTGGGGATCGTGTTCATCTCATAGATAATTGGCAAACAAACAGCGGCAAATTCAGCGTCACTTACTTTTTGAAAGCATTTGTATAGTTGCAAGGCGTACTCCGCTCCCACTTTCCCGACAAGCTTTCCCCGCTTTTCAGGCATGACAGAGCAAATTAATTCAACTACCCGGACGCATGCGCTATTTGTCATTTTTAGTTGCCGCCATAACTGCCGCGCGTCTGATTTCAGCGTCTTTGTCATACCATGATTGCGTGTATTCCCGCCGTGCCTGTCCTATAGGAAGTCGAATAATTTCTTTCCCCTTCCGCTTTTCTTCCTCTTTCTTCCGCTTTTCTTCCTCTTTCTTCCGCTTTTCTTCCTCTTCCTTCCACTTTTTCGCCTTGTATTCCCATGTACGCACGGACGCTTTCCAGTCAACCATATGAGTTCCTTTGCTGAGAAACCAACCACGGGATGCATACCAGTCGTAAAAATATTCTGGGTCGATTGTGTTTCCACGTTCTATACAATACTGTCGTATTTCTTCTACAGTAGGTTTTTTAAATCGTTTCTTTTTTTTGGTGGTGTCTGTGGATTTATTTACTGGAAAATCACTCCTTTTTTGAGTTTTTTGTGTTTGTGTGTACATAATATAACTTATTGTTTTCTTACTTATATATTTATTATTAAGATTATTATAAGTAGATAAGGTATTGGAAATGCCCGTTGTCGGCTTGGTTGTGCCGTTTTCTAGGTCTTGCTCACTAGAGTACAAACCCTCACCCAGTAGGGTTTGTAATTGAAATGTCCGTCGTCGGCTTGGTTGTGCATGCTCGTCGGCTGTTTTGTCAAGTTTCAAACCCTCACCCAGTAGGGTTTGTAATTTTGAAACATCTTTCTTTTTCAAACCCTCACCCAGTAGGGTTTGTGCTTTTTCTTGCGTTTTAGTGGTATTAATATTCAAACAATCAAAATTAATATTTGTCACTTGGCGACGTTGAATGTTTGTACCCGGTTTTACTATGCGTTTCACGGTGATAATCTGTTTATTTTTTAGAGCCGTGATTGTCTTTTCAATCGTTTTAACGGATGTACCCAATGTCACAGATAACCACTTGTTAGTTATGTAGCAGTCGTCATACATCGACATTTTAATCAGAACCAACTTTTCAACGTGGGTCAATTCTGAATCCAGTATTTTTTGAATCTGTTGTAGTTTTTGAAAACATGTTCTCGTTTTCATATTCATTCCCTCGCTAGTCATCCGCTTTTTTAGGAAGTTTCAAAACGATTATAGTCCGTTTAATTCTTTCCAGTACTGAATCCCACCATCGCATGGTAGAAATGACGTTTTTCTTCTTTAGCCTGGTTAGAATGCTCCCTATGGAATGTTCGGACACACCGGCTATTTTACCTAATTCCACACTCGTTGCATGTTCTTTATTACACAGAATCACATAAATCAGTATTAATTTTTCCGTCGCCGTTAAGTCTGCCGTTAGAATTTCCAGCAATGTTTTTCTTTCTTCTTCATCCATGTTATTCTCCCTTCTTTTCAATATGTGCTTTCTTCTCCAGGTATTCCATTAACATGGCTTTCACTTCTTTTGCGGAAATATACTTGTGCAGTCCGTGTGCCATATCATGACATTTTCTGCATAGGCATACACAATTACGAACGTCATCTTTGCCACCTTGGCTTCTGAATTTTACATGATGAACATCCACCGCAAGTGCGCCGCATAGTACACATAACCCGTTATCCCTTTTTATAACCAGTCTTTTTACTTTTTGCCAATTCGATAAATTCAATTTCATACCTCCCCTTTCTACAGTGGCTCTAACTCATTATTCAAACACTGTATAATACGGTTCATTTCTTCCGTGTTGTATACGGATGTTCCATAATACAGAAGTAAAATGACGCTCCCGGGAATTTCCTCACACGCTCCCAGTTCGTCCACCAACCAACCTATTCCTCGGCTTGTCCATGAATTTATGAAGGTTTCTTTCGCTGCTTCTACTACAACAATGTAGTCAAACTTTCCGCCGTCCTTGACCGCACTTTTATATACATCTTCTTTTGATGTGTACTGCCCGTCTTTTGAGAGTTGTTGCGCTATCTGTTCACACAATGACCAACAATAGGCATTCGCTTGTATGCTCCGTTTATTCTTTTGTTTGGCAATAGTAATTTTATATTGCACATCATCTGTAATAGGTTCATTCAATGTATGCGGTGTTATGGGTACAGCTAGATATGTTTTATCTAACTGCACCACCTTCACACCATCGGTTATTATGGTAGTTGTCATTGCCATTTCTGAACCTCTGCTAACAGCTGTCGTGCTTCCGGTAGGGTGAGTTCGGCAAACGCCTTTTTGTTAAACATTTCATCAATCAAAATGGACACTTTATTTTGTGTATCCAGTGTCGTTGCCTTTGCCATCAACTTTTTTAAAATGTCCTGTTTCGTTTCACTAGTTGCAACTTGATTGAACGAATAACTTTTTTCTTTTTCGTTGGAAAAGGCGTCCGGGTCTTGATTGTCATCAATACAAAGTAACCCGTTTAACGCATATTTTCTTGCGTAACTACTTGCGGATCCCGTTAATTGTGCGGCATCCATTTTCTTTTTTTCATTGGTTTCTCGCGCGTATGCAATTGTTTTAAGGCATTGAGCAGAATGCACATCAAGTAGGGTTGCAGTCGCCTTGATGTAATTTTCTTTTTCCGTTATTTCCAAACTATCCTCTACGGTTAAAATGATTTCAAGTTCTTTTAATAACGGCTTGACCGCCATCAAAATATCCTCGCATGACCGATAATTAAACCCGCCGTAATCGTTTGGCCTGTTTTTGGGGCAATTTAGCCGTGTCTGTAAATCTAAAACACGTTCTTTAAAACTTGCAATTTCTTTATTGACTGTTTGTTTTTCATTGTCGATTGTTACTTTCTTTTCTTCTGCCATAGTTGTATCTCTCCTTTTATTTTATTTGTAAGTTGTTACTTTTTACTAACTCCGCTCCTTTTATTTCCCGTCCGGCTTTAATTGCTTTTTTAATTCCCGTTTTATCCGGTGTAGGTTCGGAGTACTTTAAAAACTCTTCCGGTAATTCTTTAACGTTGGTTACCTTTACCCGTTCGGACGCACGCCAACTAATTGCATATTGCGGTTCGGATATTTTTTCGCCTTCTTTCAAATTAAACTCTAACCAATCCTTTAGACTGTCAATTTTATTTTTAGCGGCTTTTTTTCGTGCTGTTAGAGTTTTTATTTCGTTGTCCAATGCAGTTGCGTCTGCTGTTAAATTCTTCACCCACAGGGCTATATTTTTGATTTTTTCCGCCCGTTCCATTTTTAATTCATTTAACTGTTCGGCGGATATAATTTCCCCCGTTTCCATATCAACGTTTTCCCCGGATTCAATGGTTACGCAATTCAAAATGCTTTTATTGATTTCGTATAGATTCATTTTTTCCCCCTTATAAATCGCTTTCCTTCACAAATACACCATTAATAACTTTTCCTTTGCGGTCTTTAATTTCGTTGTATGCCGTCTCAATGCAATCTTCAAAATCCAGTCCCAACTGCATAGATAGAATTACAAGTACTACGTATACATCGCCTATACTGTCAATGACTAACGGTTTATTTTGTTTCGCTAATCCTTCCGCAAGTTCCCCGACTTCTTCCATCAGTTTTAATGCTTGCCCTTTCGGGTCGCATGTGTCAATTCCTCTAGCGGTTGCCCACTCTTTTATTTTGTCTGTTGTATTCATTTACTCATCCTCTTCCTTTTTAAAGTCCTCGTCTGTATATACTTCATCAAACAATGCACATTTAAGTTCTTCCGCTAACATGTATAATTTTTTATACTGTTTTATTTTTTCACTGGAAATGTCTGAATAATTCATATTAGCGACATCTTGAATCAGCATAATAACTCCGTGAATTTTCATGTCGGTCATCATGCGATTGAGTTCTTTTTTGATTTCTTCTTTTCCTTTAATGTACATAGCAATCTCTCCTTCATTGAATACCTATACAAAGTAATAAGCATATCCCTAACAACCCTAACCATTCACCGACAACACGCAATTTCGGTAAAATTCCATAGTGTTTTCTGTTGTATCTTGCATTTACCCAGTCGGGGATCCGTTGGTATGTTTTACGTGCGTATTCCCTGTTTATATCGTACATTTGCGGCGTTACCCAATCGGGGATGTCATATTTTTTTTCCATTCGCTCTCACTCCTTTATGATAATTTCAAGTCATTCAAGTCGATCAAGTCTTCCGCCACCTTGCTATCCATTTCCTTAATCTCAGCAAATATGCTGTTTTTGGCGCTTTCAAGTATAGCTGTTTGATGTTGCAAAATACCGTACATTAGCACAAGAAAGCGCAACTGTTCACCTTCGGTGCATGTCGTGTTACCCTCTTCGTCTATCGGAATATCTAAAATGTCGGCGGCAAATTTCAAATCTTTTAAATATAACTCTTTTTCAAGCTTCTTTGTTTCCTTTGCAAGCTTTTTCGCCAATCCGGGGTCGGAAAGTTTTTCTCTTATTTTTTTATTCATGATTTTTTCGCTCCTTTTCTTTTTTACCTATCATTTATCTATCGTTGCACTCTCTTTTTCGCTATCGTTCACTCTTTACCCCCAATAAAATCATGTTTCAATACGTTATATAACATCTCTATTCCGCTGTTGACGTTTACTATAATTTGTGGCCTGCCGTCTTCGAATTGGATACGTACAACATCTCCATATTCTGATAGCTTTAAAAAGCATGCTCCATTAGTAAAGGTATTTATAGCTACTTCCAGTCTTTCCAGTGCTATTTTTTTCTGTTGTATCTTCAATTCCTGTAATTTTCTTTTATGAAGTCGTATTTTCCACTCTTCAAAACTTATTCTTTTTTGCAGTTCTTTCGGATCTGTTTCTACATCAAGTTTTATCGGTGTGTCCATGATTATTTCTCCTTTTCCCTTTCTTTATCGGCTTTATCCTCTTCCAAAATGTAATTAATAGCCCGTTCGTATCTTGCCCGTAAGAACGGATTGTCTTTGTGCGTTGCGGCGACTTTTTCCCTTAATTCCTCAAGCGTTCCTTGAAAGCAGCCTGTTGTCCAAATTCCTAAATCCGCCCAATAGGATATTAAATTATTTTCCCGTGATGTATTCACCTGTACGCAAATTACTTTTTGCCCGTGCATATATGTGGGGATTACCCAATTTAATCTTGTATTTTCAATTGTTGAAACTGCAAAAAATGTCCCGGTTAATTTTGCATATTGAAAACTAACATTAAATAAATTCGTTCTTAAAAATCTCGCATTATCTAAAATAGCATTACAATATGTCCCATCAACAATATGGCATGAAACGAATTTCGCGTATTTTAAAATTGCGTTTCTAAACTTCGGCGCGTAAAATTTCGTATCTTTAAAAACTGCACAACATAAATCCGTCCTACAAAAATCTGTATTTTCGCATTTTACGTTTTTGAAAATTACTTCGTGCAAATCTAAATTAGAAAAGTCTTTTTCTTTTATTAAAACATCTTTAAATACGGCTTGCTCGCCTTGGTCACTGACAGTGTCCAACCATAGCTTGTGGGCTTCCAATTTTGCATTTATTTCTTCTTGAGTTATCTCTCTCATGTGCTCTCCTTTCTCTTTCTTATAATGATTTTACTAGTAGCGTTAAATTTTCCTTTAACTCAGTTAGAGTATTCTCTTTCGTGATTAATATTTTCTCCAGTTGTTTTACTCTCCTTTCCAATTTAGTTAAATCGTACGTTGTTACTTTTTGCCCTTCCGGCATTTCACAACGTTCGATTTCTTCAATCGGGTATTGCACTTGTCCGGCAACGTTCGGACAACGTCGGATATTTCCATCGTTTTCAAATCTGATAATTGTGTGTACATCGCAGTGCCAACGCTCGGCAAGCTGTTTTCTTGTTAGTGTTGCCGGTAGTGTGATTGCGTTGGGTTCCATTTAATCACTTCCTTTCTTTTTTTTGCATGTCATGCAAGCTTTAATTTAAAAAAATTTTTGTCTTTTCTTCATTGGTAAGCTTTAACCATTGAGAAATTTGAAACGCTTCCGCACAATTAAAAGCAATTTTGCCGTTTATTTTAGCGTTGACCGTGGTCACTGATTTTCCAATAACATTGGCTAAATCAGCGTATGTCTTATCATGTTCTCTTAGCTTACCTTTCAATAATGGCAAATTCAATATAAACTCATCTCCTTTTATTTGCACCACGTGCAAGTTCTGAAATTATAGTACAACATTCCATAAAAGATGTCAAGCACAAAATAAAAGTTTTTCTATATATTTAGAAAAAAAACTTGCATTTAAAGTAAGAAAACAATATAATTGTATTATAATAAAAGTCTAGGGAGCGTGTTCACTATGGATAAGAAAGAGTTTAATAAAATGGTTGGGAAGCGGATAAAAAAGCAAAGAAAGCAAAATAACATGACATTAAAGGATATAGCGGTTAAGTTAGGAGTGACCGAAAGCACTGTACAGCGTTATGAAACGGGGAACATTTCGAATGTTTCTATAGAAATGTTGCAGAAAATCGGAAAAATATTATTAGTGTCTCCCGCTTTTTTACTCGGTTGGGATTCCGCGGAAAAAGTAGTGAGTGACCTTGAGGCACATAAGCATAAATTTCTTGACGCTTCTATTTCTGCGGGGTATCCGTTTACGGTTGATGGAGTAAGTTCTTTGCCTTTAGTGTCTATTCCGGATGTGTTTCTCGGTAAATATGCCACTAATAAAAATATCGTTGTTATGAAAGTAAACGGGGACAGCATGAACAAAATTATTCCCAACGGGTCATTTATTGCCGTAAAAACGAATATAGATGTTTTATCAGTGTCTAACGGGGATATTGTAGTTGCCAATGTAGATGGTGCAGAGAATGGATATACAATCAAACACATCTATAAAGACGCTATTAATAATAGAGTAATTTTGCGTCCGAACAGTACTAACCTTGCTTATACGGATATAGTCATAACTTTAACAGATACGCAACGGCTATATATTGTCGGTAAAGTAGTAGCCTATAATGTACTTCTTTAGTAACCTTATTCGTCCTTAGTAACTGTATGAGTAACCTTATTCCACCTTAGTAACTGTATGAGTAACTCTATTCGTCCTTGAAAAGGAGTATCCGCCATGAATAAAGCAGAAAACTTTAAATTCTTAGAACCAATACAACGGGGCAAAAAGGGATTATGGTGTCAACGGCTCGCATATAAAGATAAGCACGGTAAATGGAAACAGACCAGTAAAAGCGGTTTTGCCCGTAAAAGGGATATTACAACGGCGGTAAAAAATGAAATGCTAAAAGAGTTATCCGGTTTATTATCACTGGATAACTCTATGGATAGTATCACGTTGAAAGATTTTTCAGAGTTGGTAATTGCCGACAAAAAGAATGAGTACGCCTTAAATACCATAATTACCTACCGTAACGCCATTAATCGGTTACCGACATTAAAGGACATGCCAATTAAAGAAATTACGTACGCACATTGTATAAAAGAGTTTGCGACGTTAGAACAGGCAAAGGGAAACACGGTATTTTCAACGGTAACTGTTTTAAAATCATTTTTTAAGCAAGCCATGTTATATAAAGTAATTCCTTCAACCCCCCTAGCAAATTATTCCTATAAACCGGGACATAAAGGAGTATCACGTCTTAGAATTTTTACGGAAGAAGAAATGAATACATTACTTGATTATTACAAGGGTAAAGATTTACAAACATGGATACAATTATGTTTTCTTCGGTATTGTGGGTTAAGGCTTGGGGAAATGTCTGCTATTCGTTGGTGTTCCATACAAGGAAACATGCTTACCGTGGATCGGCAATATTCGAATATAAGCGGTAAATTTGCTTTTAGAAAATTAAAAACAAAAAATTCCTATCGTACGATTCCTATACCGGATACGTTATTAAACGCTATACAGGTTTACAAAAAGAGGTATCCGCCGTTTATCAGTACCGCTCGTGTAGTACAACGGAATATAGCATTGAATATTAGCATAAAAAAAATATATCCATGCCATAGTCCACATGATTTTAGACACACCTATGCGACTAACTTGTTAGCCCGTGGGGTTAATTTAAGAACGGTCGCAAGCTTGCTTGGGGATACAATCACCACTGTTGAAAAGACGTATATTCATTACAGTGAGGAAATGCGGAAAAATGCCGTTATCAAATTGAATGAAATTTTCGGATAAAAAAAGACACCGTTATATTCGGTGTTATTTTTTTAGCTTTTATTTTTGACATTTTTTTGACAAATTTTTATAGAATGGCTTAAATACTGGGATAAATCGTTATATTATTATTATAATTTATTATCGTAATCCATATACTATATAAAACGAAAAAAGTTACATTCTCTTTACGACGATTTCTGAAACACGCTACCAAGGAAGCGCCGCTTCTTCTGCCTGTATATAAAAAATAAGACATGTCTCTTATAAGACATGTCTTATTCCTGCCGGTTTCTATTCAAACCACCGGGATAAATCCACTTCTTCCCCGGTTACACTATGAATATATCCGTGTGCCAAATAAAGTCCCAATAAGGATAATGTGGAAACTCGTAGCTGCGAACTGTCCCACAAGTCACTCAAATCTGCCAATACAGGCGAAATATTTTCCATAATATTCAGAGCTGCTTCCCCCGAAAAATCGACCGGTCTACTTTTTACCGCCTGTAAAAGACGCTGTTGCATACGACGGTCTTGAATATGTATGCGATTAAAAAATGCTTTTGCCATAGATTCATCAATCAACGCTAATTTTATTAAATCAGAATTAAAAGACGTAACGACATATTCCGCAGGAATACTTTGGCCCTGCAAAATATCCTGTAACTCCAACGGGGTCATCCCGCGATACTCGAACAACAGAGGGTACGAACCGCGTAAAATTTCCGCAAACCGGGTTTCCTTATTTTCCGTAACGGTACATTGATAATATCCCAATTGTTGATAATAAGCTTTTTCCATCGGCAGCCCCGCTTGAAACGGAAGCACATGAGAATCCAAATAACTGCAAAACGATTCTTTATCGACATTGCGCGTATTCCGCGAATACAAAAACGTAAACAAAATCGCTAAAATTTTATAATGAGGAAGCGACAAATACGGAAGCACCTTCAAGGCTTCCACCGCAATAAAATGTCTTGTCGTTGCCGCTGTTTTCCGCACGGCATCCTTAAACGCCATTAACGCAATTTCTTTCACCTCTTCTTGCGGATGCGCAACATAGGCCTTTTGCATATTATGCAGTGCTTCATGAGCAAGCAACGGTTCTATAAGTTCCTGTCTTTCCCGATCACTCCGGCAGCCGACATACGTAAATGCGGCAACTGTAATTTCCGTTACCAAAGCTTTTCGCTTTGCCGTCGCCTTGCCGAAATGCTGCAAAAAATCATCCACACACTGCTGTATGACCGGTGATATTTCCGCCGCTGTAAAAGCGGGGCTCGGTTGTTGACCGCGCATATCCGCCACCGTCGCCTGCGGATGTACCTGATCGCCCGGGGTATTTTCCGTATGCCGCGATGCCGCCGTTTCGCTATGTCGCCCGTCTTGTAAAATCCGCCGCATGTCCTGCCGATTTATAATTTGTGTTTTTTCTATTTCCCGCTGTTTTTCATTAGCTGCCAACACATGTTGTACCGCGGTTTTGGCCCGTGCTGCCCGCACGGCTTGTTTTTCAGCCAAATCGGCGGCTACTACAGCCCCTAAATCTTCCTTTTCCCGGCGAGACGTCGACAGGTTTTCTTCCCTACTTCTTTCTTGCTCTTTTTTTTCTTGCGCCGCTAAAAATTCTACATCTTCTTTCGGCAATACATACGTGGCCTCTAAATCGCGAACGGCATGTCTTTTATTATGCACTGCCGTACCACCGGTTTGCCGCACCCGACGCACCGTTTCTCCCTGCGTTGTCCCCCAAGCGGTGTTCTGTGAAAGTTCGTGCCGTTCATGCGCAACCGACGTTTTCACTCGTTGATCGGTCACAGTTATTCCGTTTTGTTTTATTCTTCTGAATTGATTATCATTACGATTTAATACTTCCCCATTTCCCATTTCTTTTTTTCCCGAATTACCGGAAAAAACAACATAACACACTCCGAAAAAAATAACCACAATGCCGATAATAATGGCATACGGTAACAAGCTGCTCAT